CCATTGAGGCTTTGTGGTCACCGTTCTTTGACTCTGGTATTAACCACAATACAGGCTGTAATCCCTCTGCTCTCAACTCTCTCAGTCTGAACAGGAAGTCGCTGTTAGGGTTTACCGTACCACCCGCCAGATGCCCTCTGGTAGCCTTTGCGTACAGGTCTATATGGGTATCCCCATTGTTTAATAGCCTGTCTCTGTGATGCTTCCTTTCCTCTACTGACCAAGAGTCGGAGAGGTACAACAAGGAGGTGCTTGTCTTATCCTTCCAAATATCTCCAAGAAGAAATGATGATCTTACACCGTGTATGTCTGCACTAGAGTTTAGCCCAAGCGTCATTAGTATAGGCATAAATGCCTTCGCCAGTACCCCCAGGATTCCAGTTCGTCCCATCTGCATATCTTATATCACCGTTTCTAGCCTTGGTTGGCGCTACGTTTGTCTCTTCTAACCTGAACGTATCCAGATTAAATATTATCTCTCCTAGCCTGTTTAACTCGTTATAGAGGTAATCAGGCAACTCTTCTGGCGATACGGGGGCCGGGTTGGGCGACCATCTGTTTACAGACTTTACATCTTTAGGTGTATAAGCCATTAGTACGATCTCCCGCCTCTTCTCCCGCTCTTGGCTAACTCAAATTCAACTCCATGCAGGGTCCAGTCTATGTCTGTAGTGGATTCGAACTTAACACCAAACAACTTTCCATTTGTCCTGCACGAAACTTTAGACTGAGTTCCGGGATTATAGGCAGTAGGGCCGTCCCAAGATATACCATCCTCTGTACTCATCTGGGAACCGACGTACACGTTTATCTCATTGTTACCGCTTACCTCTAACTTGGGCCACACCGCTCGTACAAACTTCATACTCGACGGGTCGCCAAGATCATACCCGGTTCTTTCTACATAGGATATCATATCTACTGTATTGTTCTGGTTGCCCTTATCATCTCTGAAAAGTTTAGGCTGACTCAGGACTCCCCCGCTAGTGTATGCTGTGTACCCGCTTCCGTCCACTGTTGTTGATAGGGAAGAATCGCTGTATAGGGCAAATGTAGTTGTTGAATACCCTGTTACCTTTGCATAGTAGCTGTTTCCATTTAACTCTGTCATGCCCACAACATCACTAATTACAACTAAATCTGAATCAACCAGACCATGCGTAGCTGATGTTATTACAACAGGGTCTGCCGCAGTAGCACCCGAAACAGCAGCCACCTCAGCAGGTTGCACAAAAACCAAATTCTTTAGCACGTTATCATAGTTCCCCGTACCCCAATAACCAGTACCAGTGTTCCATGTTTCTGCATTTGAGTTCCAAGCGTTTCCTGTAGTAATGGAAGCAATGCCGGAATTGATGTGGGTTAGTTCTGGCAAGTCCCTGATGCTGAATGTGTTATTCTTCCAGTTCCAGATGAGGGCTTTATTACACTCTGTTGCGGTACTACTGGGATAACAAGCAAGCATCTCCCCCCTTGTATGGTCTGCCACAACGAAGCATTTCTTATACTCGTCCCCATTGAGATCAGTAAACATCTCTCGTCGCATTCTACCGGGAAGCAATGCTTGTAATGTCTGGCCGTTATTCACATAACAGTCTGTATTTCCTATGAAGAAATGTCCTCCCTCGTACTTTGCTACAGCGTTCTTCGCCAATAGCCCAACAGTTGGACTGAGCAACTTAAACGAGAATATGTAGGGTGTTCCCACATAGTTCATCGCGTATACACTGTCTTCCTTGTAGATGAGAAAAGAATCTCCCAGAGGAAGCCCATCCAAAATAGCCCCAGGGGTATCCGCTAATTCGTACTCTCCCGCATCGAGAGTGTTATCCGTTTCTAACCATGTATTTGGCGCGTTGAAAGAACTTGCCTCGGTACTCCACTTTACCAACCTAGATTCTACGTCATCCCTATTCCAATTCAACCCAATAAGAAAAGTCTTGAACGCTTGAATAGACTTGCAGTAATCAGTATTTATAACACCTGTTGTACTGGGCCAGTTCTGTAAATCCCTCATTGGAACAGATAGTGATGGGCTACCACTTGATAGGGGCCACATCTGAGGGACATCGAATCCATTGGTTGCTACCAATAATCCGTTTAGGATAGTAGCTTGCCAGTTTTCAGCCGCAGTAGCGTTGTATGGCCTGTCTGAGGTTGCCGTAGAACCGACAGGAACAACTGTAGCATCATCACTATGCGGCGCAGCAGTAGTTGAGTTAGCGCCCCTAGAGCATCCTGTAAGATCGTTAGTGGACTTGCCAGAGTAGGTTACCTCCTCGTACCCATCTAACACTCCATCAACGATAGCCTTGGTTCCCATTGCAATCGTTCCGCTAGACGGGAACCCGCTTGCATCATCCAGGGTTATGGTCGTTACAGAGTTATTTATAGCCCCGTCCACTGTATCGCCAGTCTGTCTCGTAACATCTGTCCAACTCGATCCGTTGTGTACGGCTATAGATTTCAACCCGAAGGCTATCCAATAGTAGGTTCCATTGTCATCAAGAGGCATTAGATAGTAGGGTGCAAATGGACACGTTGCGAGTACCTCTTGATATCCCGCGCACTTCTTTACTCCACTATCAAGGAACCTTACATTATTTCCGCCAGACCAAGCGTTTGGGGGAAGGGAATAAGGAGGGGTATCCTTTATAATACCTAGTTGGCCTACGTTTTCAATAGGAACTAGGGCCATTACATCCCTCCAGGTAGAAAGTACCCTGCGGTGTAGGTTAAAACAGACGCATTGTTGGTTAAAATTTGTAACTGGCGACTTCCATCTAAATAGACGGTTACGCTATTTGCTATGAACTCTGCCTCATCCCCCTCTGATCTAGTCAATAGGTGAGCAGGGGAGGGCTCAGTTCCATTAACACGCCACCATTGAGTGTCATGGGCGTTTATCTGGTTGTTAATAGCACAGTCCACTTCTGCCTTTATACAGAAAGCGGGAACTGTTAGGGTTTCAGTCTGCCAACTCCCGCTTGAACTTAGAGTACCATCATCAAAAGGGCTAGAGTTCATAACATATTCCCCACCGTTATGGAACCACTGGGCAATATCTCCATCACCATCTATGTAGAATGAAAAGATACATCTGTCACTACCACTGTACCAACCATGTTTAGTTTGGCTGTATGTCGGGGCTGTCGTTGAATTCAGGAAACAATCCGCATCAAGTAGCGCCGCTCCCTGTGTAACGATAGCAGAGTCATCCAAGTAAAGGTATTGCCATTGGGACGTTCCCGCTGCTGAACTGCCAGAGTTGCTTCCACCAGAACCTATGGTAAATTCTATCTGAGAATCCCAGTATACATCCTGAACAGTAGCCCCGTCATGGTCATATTGTCCCGCTCCTATCAACAAGACAGTATCACTAGAATGGTCGAACTGTGATCTATTCAAAGACCCCCTGGACCTGACAGATACCGAAGCCCACTGCGTTCCCGTAGCCCCAGTATTTACCTGAAGGTACTTCTCCCCATTGCCGGATACATCAGGTACAGTAGCCGCGCTTATGCTGCTTGGGAATGAATTGCCTAAAACTTTCTTGATTAGGCGAATATGGTCATCACCCAAACTTATAGGGTCTGTTCCGGTAGGATTTGTGTCTACTAGGTCTTTTACATATGTTCCGCTTTCTAATGCCATAACGCTTAACCTTTAGGGTATTTTAATTTAACTGCTTGTCGCAGCGCTTCTAACTGAGTAACTGATGCCATGCGCTCCTCTACTACACCTTCCCAGAGAGCAACCACCAGTTCATTGATACTTGGGTATTCTGCTTGGCGATTACGGGCGTATTCTTGCGCGTCATGTTCCGCTTGAAGTCGTGAAACCTCTGCGTTGATTTCTTCTTCAGTCGGTTGAGTTTGTTCAGAGTCAAGCCACTCAATAACATCTCCACGGGTGGTCCATTGCGCTCCGGGCCTCAATGTTGATAGTGCATTCTCTTTGGTGATCATGCCTCCACCTCCATCAGTGTCATATACGACGTATCACTGTACGCATGAGCCTGTACAGTCAGGGTGTCATTGAGAGTCAACATTCCGACTGTGTATGTTTGGGCGCTTGTCGTGCTTGGTGAATCAAGGTACATAAACGTATGGCAAGCATAGTCATATGCGTCATTGCTGTTAGCGCCGATAAGATTGCGCCCGACATAAGAAGCCTGTGAAATTTTTGTATCGCTTACTGTTCCTCTATACAAGGCAAGGGATATAACGCGACTAGCGTGGCTAACGGATGAGGCCAGTGTCCCACAGGGCAAAAACGTAAATATTAACACTTTGTTTGATGTACTCACGGGAGTTATCGAGCCAGTCAGTTCAGTCGTGACCATAGTTGTTGATGTCGTTGTAACCTGTCCTGTTTTGGAAGATTGAACAACTTGCAGGATTTTCCCTGCACTCAGCCCCGTTACAGTTGCGCCAGTGACATCAATAGTTCCGTTTACATCAAGCGTTGCTGATGCGGGAATGGTGAATGTATCTGAGGCATCCCCCAGAGTCACGTCTGTCCCAGAACGTGGTGAGATTTTGTTAACCTTAACTTCGCTCATTTAGGATATCTCGCTTTGATCTCTGCACGTTTGGCTTGCAACGCCTCAAGATCGTCGTCAAGGATCGCGTGGACGCATTCCTCTATTGATGGGTACTCAACCTTTCTGAGTCGAGCATATTCCTGAGCGTCCCATACCGCTTGCCATTCTCCATCAGCGGCTTCTATTTCTGCTTCAGAGGGTTGGGGTTGATCGCTTTTCCACTCTTTTATGTAAGCACCCCGACCATCAGCATCATCCGCGACGATAAAATCTTTTGTGGTAAAACCTAACTGAATCAATCCATTTGCTG